GCTTGCCTTGCTCTACGTTATCTACTAAATCTATCATTCCTCTAATAATATCTTGAATTTTCATTTTTCTTCCTTGATTTTATATTTATATTTAAATATCGGTATGATATCTAAACGCCCATTTGACAAAATACTAAGAGAATTAAAACTAACTGGTAAATATAGAATTTTTAACGATATTTTACGTGAAAATGGTAAATTTCCAAATGCTATATGGTATGGTCCATATGCCATAAAAAATATTGTGAATTGGTGTAGTAATGATTACCTTGGTATGGGACAACATAAAGTAGTATTAGATGCTATGCATACTGCCTTGGATATGACTGGTGCTGGGTCTGGTGGAACTAGAAATATATCTGGGACTACGCATTACCACGTTGCACTTGAACATGAATTGGCAACATTACATAAAAAAGAAAACGCATTGTTATTCAGTTCTGCATATGTTGCAAATGAATGGAGTTTAATAGCATTAAGTAAAATAATACCGAACATTGAATTTATTAGTGACAGTAAAAATCATAATAGTCTTATAATGGGTATTAAACATAGTAGGGCACCAAAACAAATTTTTAAACATAATGATTTGCAAGATTTAGCAGATTGTTTAAAACGTGCAAGTGCACATGAAAATGTTCCATGTGTGGTGTTTGAAAGTATTTACTCTATGGATGGTAATAAAAGTAATATTAAAGAAATTTGTGATTTAGCAGACAAATATGGGGCAATTACTTATTTGGATGAAGTTCACGCAGTTGGACTTATGGGATATACCGGTGCAGGTATATTAGAGGAATTGGATTTACAAGACCGGGTGGATATTATAAATGGCACACTTGGTAAAGCATTTGGTGTTCAAGGTGGGTACATAACAGCAGCGAACGAAGTCATTGATGCTATACGAAGTTTAGCAGATGGTATGATTTTTACTACTAGTTTAAGTCCAGTGACTTGTGCAGGAGCATTGGCTGCTGTCAAGTATCTTAAAGATCATAATGAACTTAGAGAAAAGCATCAAGAACGGGTAACAGCATTAAAAGATAAACTGAATAAAGCAAATATATCAGTGATGGAAAACGATACACATATCGTGCCGATTATTATTGGGGATGCAGTTCGTGCTAAGACTATAAGTGATATACTATTGAATGATTATAATATTTACGCGCAATCCATAAATTCACCAACAGTTCCCGCGGGGACTGAACGATTACGGTTCGCGCCAACCCCACTGCATGATGATGGGATGATTGAACATTTAGTAAATGCCCTATCTATTATTTTGTAAATTGTTTTTTAATAAGGTTTTCTAAATCAGTAATGCGTTGTTTGATGTTATCAATTTCCACATCTTGTCTATGATCTGATTCTTCTGAATGTTTGGCACTTCGAACTAATAGTTGAAATAACGCTGCTTGGTCATCTTCTATACTATAATGACTATGACCTTTCTCGATTGCGTATGCCAAATCGGGTGAATATGTGGCAATATCTTTCATTTTCATAAATAATTCCTTCAAGTGAACAACCCATGCGACATAATACATCTACATAGGCTATTAATATAATATTTATTCTGCTTTTCCACATTTGATTTGTTTCGCCTTTGTTAAAGCACCAAAATCAACCGGCCACAGTTGATTAAGTGGCAACTCAGTAGCAGTTGCTGGGTAAGTAAATGTGATGTTAGCTAATTTCTTTATTTTGGTAATCGGAGCACGAACCTTTGTTAAATCAGTACCCAACCCAAGTTGATGTGGGAACAAGAACCCAGCCACTTCATTGGTAGTTGCATCGATTACTATTTTATAAAATGCATGCGGAACAACTACGTTATTTGAACCTATTGTTGTATCTTTTGGCCCATATATAGGTCCTGCATATATTACAAGGGGATGACCACGGTGTACTGCCCATCCTCTGATACTAGTTTCGAGTGTTTTCCACGTTGATCTATTAAGCCCGGCTAATTGTGGGACCATATTAGTTAACAAAAAACTTTCTTTTTCAAATTGGTCAAAACTACTCATATCCGCACTTGGCGCAACATGCCCAATATCAAATCCTGATTTAGCATAATCCGATAGTTCTGCCCTTTTTCCCTTTGGTAAACTTTGGTCCGCCATAAATCCATTTGAGCGTGGTACACACCCTAATGCATATTCTGGATATAATTTATAAGAAACCCATACTGGTAATTTTGCAACAGTGTCATTTAAAGTAACATACCCGGCTCTGCATATTGCAGTTCCTTGTTTAGTAGTTCGTGGAAACCCGTATGGCACGTGTGCTTTACACTTTTCAAGTGGGTATGGTGGCCATTGATCCCATGCTATTGAAATTTGAGAAAAGCATAGAGTTAAAAATAATAAAATATATTTCATAATTTTCCTTAAATGTGTAATTAATTATTTAATGTTATTTAATCCAACCAATACGTAATCCGTGTGAATCACGCCGGTAATATTCTTGTAAACTTCCAGGATATCGCCAACCACAAATCGCAACTAAAATCATTAGCCCACCAGACCATAATAATCCATTAGTTGAAATATCAGCTGCCCACATAATTCCAATACTACTTATCATAGTTAATAACATCATAAATTTTAATTTTGTATGCTTGCCAGTTGGTCATGGGAGTGGGTAAGCTGTACGATCTTTAGTCGTGTAGTGGTTGACTAAAAACCCGCTAATTCGATAGTCAAGAATAACGATTTAATAATAGTCGAAACATTAAATATCCAAGGTATGATGAAAAATCATAAACTTGCTAAATCTATAACCGATGTAAGCTGGTTTCAATTTCACCAAGAGCTACATTGTCAATGTAAAAAACAGGGCAAATGGTTTACAAAAATCAACCAATGGATTCCTTCTAGTAAAACTTGTAATTGCTGTAGATATGTTAAACAAAATTTAACGCTATCCGATAGAACCTATCATTGCGATAATTGCGGATTATCGATTGATAGGGATTTAAATGCTGTAATTAATATTTATAAAGAAGGTTTATCTAAATTTAATACCGTAGGAACTACGGAAATTAACGCCTGTGGAGATATGAGTCAGAGTACTGATTCAGCCCAGGAAGCCCCATACCTTCATGGTATAGGGTAGTTCACCGTTGTTAAAATTTAAATTATGACAAGACATTTTGTGCAAATTCTAGTCCTGCGTGGTCTAGTGCACTAGACCATTGTGTTTTATTATCGGTACTGAACACCAACTCGTAATTACTTGATGATATACACCAACTAGTTTCATGTCTATATGGATGTTTCCCAACGATTTCATTGAGAAGTTGGTTTGGTGCCCATCCACACATGCCAACAAACATTCGCCATTTTCGCGGAACATCACCATCAGCAAGCCTGGGAAGTATATCATCTGCGGAGCTTAATGAAAAGTTCCGGTTAAGATTTATTGTATTGCGACATTTCCACTCTGCAGTGTGTAGTAAACTCAAACTTTGTTGACTAATTGGTCCGCCAATATAAACAAACCCTGGTATATCATCCAAGTCTAGACCAACTTGCATTCCAAGGTCACTTATTGTAAGGTCGCTACGCTTGTTTAACACTAATCCTACACTACCGGTATCGTGCTGCTCCGTTACCATTACAACTGTTTTATACCAAAAGTTTCCTTTTACTGATGGGGGTGCTATTAATAATTTTCCTACTAAATCCATCTGTATTTAACTATACGAATCGTGCAACTGAATTTTTTACATCAGCCACTGTTAATGTCCCATCTTTATTTTTATCCAATACTTTATTTTGGTTATAAATTTGTTTCCCAGCTGTGCTAATAACATGATTATCTTTCTTGCCTATTGCAGCAGGATAAAATACCGCAAGATATAAATCACCAACATCCATACCTGGTTTTACACCAATCATTTTAAAATATTTAAATACGTAGTCTAATTGCTCAACAGCAGTCATCCCACGTAATTCTTCCACTGATGTTCCTAAATTATGCGCGGTTTTTGGCATAAATTGAATCAACCCTGTTGCATTAGATAATGGGTTAACCCTAGATGGGTCTACACCTGATTCTAATTTCATAATGGCTAATAAATCATTCGCATCAACACCAAGTTCGTGTGATATCTTTTGAAGTTTACTGTTAAAATCGGGATCTTGAATTATACTAACATCAATATCACTTACGTGTGATTTAACATCAGCGGCTGTGCTTTTAGTTAATGAACTAGTAATCGATGAATTTGTTGATAAGAAACCATTCAGCAGATTTATCAACTGCTCATCAGGCACGCCATTCGCGGTAAACCCAACATCTGTTTGTAATGCCTTGATAGCAGCAGTGGTATATTTACCACGAATACCATCAATACCAGGTGGGCCAATGTCGTACCCAATTTGAACTAATACTTTTTGTAAATCAGCAACATCTGGTCCAACCAGATGTGTTGGTACATTTAATGTAAATTCAGTATTCTCATTTAATTTAAATTCAATAAATCTCATTAGTTACCCTTCCATTTTGGTAATGGCCCACCATAATCACTTGATTTTACATATTTGCCTTTGATGCTTTGCGGTGTATTATGTTTAGACCCAGTTCTAAATTTTCTACTTGTATCACGTTTTCGTAGACCTTGCGCCTTGCAAGATGACAACTGGCTAGCACCTAGTTCAGCATCGGTTTTTTTAGACAAACACACAATTCTACTAGTTTTACCAGCCTCATCAATTTCACAATCCATATCTTTATATGGTAACGCAGGTTCATGACCCCGTGATGGTCTACTGCCACTTCTTGGATTTCTTTTTGGTTCAACCCCAATTTTTTCTTCCGATAAAAATTCATTTGCTCTCATGATTTAATCCTTTTAATAATATATTTATCCATTTTTTCTGCCAAGCCATTCGTATACATTTAACCATTTCCGATTACCAATGGTTGCTTTTAATAAAGTTAAATCCGCTTTGATGTTATACTGCCCCGTGGTCGTTGGTTCATTGAATTCTAATGGCACATCTTCTTGCATCGCTATTTCGTCTGCTATATCATAATACGAATGGGATAGCCCAGTACCAACATTCCAAATACCAGACCCGTTTATTTGTTTAATAAAATCGATATGTAACCGACATACATCACCAACCCACACCCAATCCCGTTTTATGTGATGTGAATTACTCCAAATTGTTATCTTACCATCCCGTCTAGCCTGTTCTCGCCATTTGTAGATAATATCAGTTCTGTCCCCTTTTGTATACATGTACCGTCCGTATACATTGAAGTATCGGAATCCTTGGACAAATATGTTGAGTTGTTGCTGAAATACCCAGCGGTCAAACAGATATTTTGACCACGCGTATGCTGTTTGTGGATGGCATGGTGCAAATTCAGAAAAATTGTTAGTGTTTCCATATGTGTCACTACTGGAACTGTATTGCAAGTTCACTTTGTTGATGTTACATTCATTAAATAACCATTGACTAAACTCGTAGTTTTTATGTATAATGGTGTCTACATCAACATCACTTGTATCAGTTACTGCTCCTAGATGAATCACCCAATTGTAATTTTTAACATCTGGATAATTCGTTGGATCCCAACACCATCCATCAGCGATCCAATCTTCTTCTTGTGCTAACCATTCCATTAAATTCCTACCAATAAATCCGGTATAACCTGTGACTAAAATCCTCATATGTCCCCTTTACAATTATTTATTGCCAGCAACCATCAAATAATGTATCATCTATAATTATTTATTGCCGACTATCATGAAAACAAAAATCATAAAACTTGATAAACGATATAATGGTCACGAATATTTTTCTTTTATGGCAACCCCACAGAACAAACATGTGAACATGAATTTAGACACAGTAATTCATATTACAGAGATGCGTCAATGGTGCTGGGAAACATTTGGACCAAGTTGTGAACTATCTGAATATTCTATGTTAGTATTGCATGATATGCCGGTCAATCCACATTGGTGTTGGCGCAATGCATCACAGTTTCGTGGACCACGAATCTTATTGGCGACGGAATCAGACCGTAATTGGTTTGTAATAAGATGGGGATAATATGAAATGAGTATATAATGGACCTTGTCAAAATAACATTGGGTACTAAGATGAAACCACCATCCAAGTCGGCATCACAGATTTTAGCAGTACAATCACTGACATCCTCACATAAGTTGATTCAATATACGGAATTTGTGGACATTGACGGGGATGTTATCTGTTATTATGCTGTTAAAATTCAACCTGGATATTACTTAATCCATGATACCGCACATTATACTACCATAACGGATTGGTGTACATCGGTATTTCCCAAAGAGGATAACAAATCACGATGGTTTGTTAGGAAGTCACACATATTTTTGTTTAACTCTGAAGAAGACCGCAATTGGTTTGTATTACGTTGGTCCTAATGCATGAAAAAAGATGACTTTTTATTTGTATTAAGAAAAATCGCATGTGAGGAAAACCTTCGATTTGTAAAGCTTACTGCTCCAGAACTTATTAATGTAATGCATGCAAAATACGGAATCGACATATCGGAACAGCACGGATATATAACACACCGGTATGCAATAATTGATACACTCCAACATTTTCTATTTAAAATAAAGTATAGTGAATATAACGTTTGACTATAAAGGAATAAAAATGATCGATCATATAGGAACCGCAAGTAATAAACATATTACAATAATACCCAGTCCGCTTCCATATATTAATACTACTTCCCCAGGGGCTGGCGCATTGCGTTATTTAAATAATACTATTGAAGTCAATGATGGTTTTACCTGGATTGGAATAGCCAATACAGTTCAAATATCATTGACAAGTGATACAGAACAACTATTATATTGGGTTAAAAAGAAATATGATGAAGAATTGCAAGAACAATTAATGATGGACAAATATCCCGCATTAGCAAATGCAAAAAACAGTTACCTCATGATTAAGCAGCTATGTGAAGCAGAAGAAAAATTGGAGAATCAACGTGATAATTGAATTAGTGGCGTTGCTAATTAAACATTGGTATGTTGACTTTGTAAACCAAACAACTACCGAAGTTCAGGGAAAAGGCATCTATGGTAATAGATACGGGGTGTGGCATAGTGCAAAACATGGGTTGTTTACTGCACTTATATTTTTTAATTCATCACAATGGTATTATGGCATTCTAGTTGGGGTAGTAGATTTTACTTTACACTACCATATAGATTGGGTTAAAATGAATTATGGAAATCGAGATATTTCTGACAAAAAGTTTTGGCGAGACCTTGGTCTAGACCAGTTAGCACACCAACTTTGCTACATTGCATATGTAACATATTTTTAATTTAGAGAAATAATGCTTAATTTTTTAATTCACAACCGGTCAACGACCCTGAATCAGTACCAGATGTCCAGTATCCAGACGAGGAACAGATGATGACATTAAAGAACCAACTATACATTTTTCAGTTGGAATTACAGATGATAACCGTGTTAGTATTACATTTGGTACATTTCCAAATATCACTAGTTTATTTCTGACTGCAGTTGGGGTTAATGGAATGATAACACTATTACAAGCAACGTTACCAATGATATACGAAGAACCAGCCGATAAGGAAACCGACAATGCCGACGAAACACCCGCCCGAACATAAAGACATTATTGGCCGTACCCTTAATGTAGGTGATTTTGTAAGTGTAGTAATTTATAACAAATTACAAGTTGCAAAAATAATTAAATTAACCCCAAAAATGGTTAGAGTTAAAATGTTAAATGCACACCACAATTTTTGGTATAATGGTGAACATTCCAGGTATTCATCAGATATGGCGCTTTTGGATGGTATGTATCTAACCACATATTTAATAAAGGAATACAAATGAAACCACTCATATTAGAAATGGATGCGTGGTCAGCATTATCTACCCAGTTACATAATGATTATCCTAAAAGTGTCTTAGCAATTAGATCGAAATCAAAATCAGTTCTTGGATTTACTACTAGGATACATCACACGTGGGTGCCAAATGCAGATTATGATTCAGAATGTGCATCATTTAAACAATCGTTATCCGATTTGATGCTTCTGAATATCGATCCAAAAAAAGGCAGCATGAAACGGTTTATTCATCTTGATTTTTATGATGAAATGAAAAGAACCTTTTTTATATTAAAATATAGTGATTATTTAAAATGCGAGAAATAATTATAGAACGAATCATCGCACATTGGGATGATAGTTTTGGAGATATATTTGACATATCACTTGAAGATATTGATAATATGTCAGATTTGCAATTATTTAACCTTTATAACGCAATTTTTGAATTAGGAATTTAATATGAAGCACGTAGAATGCGGTATGTTTAAACTACCAGGACTATCATTTTCACGGGATGAAATGTCAGATGAATTACGAGACGAGATGACATCTTGGGCAGACATGTCAAATTGTGGCATGCTAATGAATGATAGGTTATGGTCATTTAAAAATGAATCCCATCGTGATTTATTTTTATTACGCTGGGCTGAACAAATCAATGTTTCGTAATTTTTTTAAAAAACGTCCAACTTTATTATTAACCATTGAACAATCAATAAAGTTGGATATGTATTATAATGTACGATATATCAACGAGTTAACGTTACACCTTAAAAAAGATTTTCATGCAACTGCAAGATATACATTGTATGGGGAATACGGTGTCATCATAACATTTGACGAAGACAAATATAAAACGTTTTTTATATTAAAACATTTATAACAGCATGATATCAACATACAAACTTTTGAATAAATGTGACAAATTTACATTTACCACTATTCAAACCAAACGTAGAAATTATTGTAGAATTGCGTTAACCACCGTACATCGACGGATATCACTTAATGAAGATTTATTAAAAGAGTATGATACATTTTTTAAATCAACAAATGGAATTAAACGTGGTGTGGGATGGGATTTTGACACGAAAGAAAATGCCGAATCTGCGTATACGTGGGCAATATTAAAATGGGGGTAATGTGGGTTTCACTGTAATTGAAAAACATTACAATACTATATTGCATAATTATTGGTTTCAATTCGATACCAATAATAATAATATCAGACATTGGATAACAAAGCAACCAAAAAACTTATGGTATTCATTGACTTGGCTTGGTACATATACATTACGCGAAGAATTATATACATTGTTTCAACATACTTGGGGTGACGATAATGAATAACCCTACTATTGTTGAATACAATTATACGAAGACAACCAGGCTGGATAAGTATCGCATTTATAACAATGTTGTACATGAACGATATATTATCGATGAACTATTTGTCCCTGAATTGCACTTTTCAATAAACAGTTGGCAAGACAGCGAAAAAGGTAAGTGGGTTTGCGAGCATAGCCCATTAATTGTTTGGGGTAAAGCACCAAACCATGAATTTTATGTTGTTGACAAATTTACCATAATTGCATATCTTTCACAAGAAATATATACGTTTTTCACACTAAAATTTTCATAATCGGAATTTACAATGACAACATTCTATAAAAAACAAGGTCGAAAATATATACCGGTACCAGAATATGATCAAGAATTAAATGATTCATTGTGGGAAGGAACACATTTAACGGTAACCACCACAGGGTCGAGGACTAGACGATATAATATTGACCAGGCATTGGCACCACTTATTGCTGCTGGGATTATTGCAGAGGATGCAATTGTAAAAGTAATACAACACCGGATATCACTGCAGCCAGTCACCAAACCACTAACACCAGAACAACGAGCTGCGTGGTTACATATGCAAGAAGTATGGGGTGATACGTTGTGTAGATTGCAAGGGGATAGTATTATGGATGCAGTACGTGCTGGGGTAACCGAAATGATTGCCCAAGCATCAGAGTTATTAACAAATCCTGCATTAAAACAGTCGCATCAAACTGTCAGCTGGGAATAATTCATGAGTATTTTTATTGTAATTATAATTTCATTAGTAGTTGGCGCATTTGTTGGTGGGTATGTGTTTTTCTTATTACTCATAACAACATTTAATAATGACCCAAAGATGGTGATTGACCTATTATGTAAATCAGTGGGCGTTAATGCAATTGTGACTACTAATTTGTCCGAATTGAATAATGTATTATCTAGCGATGTTGACAATAAACTCGATCAACGAGTAGTAAACGCAATAGAATTGTCCGTTAAAAAATATGGTGAACAATTTTACTTATATTTCAAAGAGAGTGAGTCTTATATTTCACAAGGTAGTTCTATTGATGAGGCAATGGAACGAGCACATAAAAGATATCCAGGGCAATATTTCATCTACACATTGGATGACTAATGCAACTATATAACGAAGAATATATCTATCAGGTGTTCCTTAACTACGAGGATACAAACTCGTGGTATTCGTCAAATTCAATACATGGATTTGACGAAGTATGGGAATGGTGCGATAATGTAATTGGGGTCGACATGTGGATGCATGATTATAGAGAAATCATTGATGCTGATGTATTTCAATTTAAACAAGAAGCCCATCGATCTTGGTTTTTATTACGTTGGATGTGAATATATGGAACTGGTTACACTAGACAAAAGACACAAATATTACAAGCACGGCTTTGTCGCTGCAATACGCAGTACTAACTACGGGTATACAGAATTTAAGGTTGACCGCTATCTAGCTAGTGTGTATGGAGCTCCACCAGTTAACCATGCGAACCGAATACACAATCCTTGGATAATGTATTCTACCCCATGGGGGTCTAGTACGGTATATTGGATATGTGTTAAAAACCCGGCAATATTGACACTGGCATTATTATCAATCGACTACTAATAAAAAAGCCCACCTAATGTGGGCTTTTTGTATTTCCTAAGTGTGATGCTATCAAAAAGACAACTTGAAAGTTGAAAACACTGCGTGTTCAGATTGGAAATCTGTGAAGTTAGAATTGACATTATATTGTGTTGCATATACAATTTCTGCAAGTAGCTGCGTTTCAATTCTATACATAATCCCGGCATATGTACTTGACTGGTTACTAAAGCCATTTACGGCATTGACACCAAACAGTTTATTCAATTCAATTGAGCATAATTGCGACTTGTTGATTAAATATGCAGAACAAACCGCCCAATTATCAATTGGCGACAATTGTAACATATTATCCACGTCATAGACTGGAATGTTTTCTGAACTAAATTGTGGAATATATACTAAGTTTAGGCTACCCCACTTTTGAAACTCTTTAGATGGTTCACCATATGCTACCCCAACTAATAGTATCATCAATGTTAATATTTTTTTCATACCTTTCGAGAAAAGAACCCCTATTCCGTTGGGTTTGGGGTGGATTACAGTATTAAACATGAAGACATCCTATTTGTAAAAATCGTAGCATTATATGTATGTAATATTATCGACGAGAACCAAGGTATCTTGTTGCGGAACCTGATAAAGGACGAACCGTCCAATATGGGCAGATTCTGGAATATATACTTGAATGACATCGTTATTAATTATTCTAGTAACATCGTATACTTTACCGGGAGTTATATACCCGCATACGAGTTCTGGATCAGGGGGCATTTAATTTTCATCCGGCTTGGCAGAAATAATCAACTTTGATACTGGGATCAGATGATTTTATAATATTAGCAATTTTTGCGCCAGTATCCATGCAGGTGGATTGGCTATTATAACTGCCAATTTGACGAACGTCGATTGATGTATTATACAGTGTTTTGACAGAAAAAATTAATATTAGCGTTAACATAATGTATTTTCCTTTTGTAATTGTTTTTGTTCATCGTTCATAATTTTCACCATTGTTAATTTACATTATAACAGTATTCTATTTTCTTATCTACATAGTGACCAAGTTCCAACTTTATTATCAATCCACTATATGGAATCGTCTTCTTTCCATTGTAGAAGTTCTTCAATATATGATTTACACTTTCCACACTCAAGACAAACATCTA